TTTCATGCCCAGGAGAGCCAGATGATTCTCACCCAGTACTACGAGAAGCGGGGCCAGCTCGTCGCCGAAGCGCGCGAGCTGCTCAACAAGGTCGACACCGAAGCCGACACCACCGTCGCGGCTCATCACGAGCAGCGCCACGACGCCATCATGTCCGAGCTCGATGCGCTCGACGTGAAGATCAAGCGTGAGGAGCGCACCGCCGCTGCGGAGCAGCGCGACGAGGAGCTGCGTTCGCGCCAGCGCCCGATTGGCCGTGATGGCTCCGCTTCCGGCGTTGATGGCGGGGACGTCGAGCAGCGCAGCGAGATGCACGCGGAGGCAGAGTACCGCGACGCGTTCTTCGCGGTGCTGCGCGGAGGCGGCGACCTGAGCGCCCTCGAGCCCGAGCAGCGTACGCTGCTGCGCAAGGGCTACGTGGCCAGCGAGAACCGGGCGCAGACGGCCGGCAGCGATGCCGCCGGCGGATACACCGTCCCGACCGAGCTCGCGAAGAAGATCGTCGAGACGATGAAGGACTGGGGTCCGATGTACGACCCGGGTATCACCGACGAGATCGTCACCAGCGGTGGCAGCCCGTTCGACATTCCGACCAACGACGACACCGGCAGTTCGGCTGCGGCGCTCGCCGAGGCCGCTGACCTGACTGACGACGACAGCGGCGACTTGGTGTTCGGCGAGAAGAACCTCGCCGCCTTCGTCTACGCGACCCCGTGGCTGAAGATCAGCTTCGAGCTGCTGCAGGATTCGGCGTTCAACATCGAGTCCTTCGTGGGCGGCAAGCTCGGCCAGCGACTGGGGCGTCTCGCCAATCTTCGCCTCACCATGGGAACTGGCTCGGGCCAGCCCAACGGTATCGTGACCGCTTCCGGTCTCGGCAAGACGGCGGCCTCTGCGACTGCGATTGCTGCTGATGAGCTGATCGACCTGCAGCATTCGGTCAACGCGGCCTATCGCCGCAGTCCGAAGTGCGGATGGCAGATGGCCGACACCACGCTCGCGTCGGTCCGCAAGCTGAAGGATGGCCAAGGCAACTACCTATGGCAGATGGGCGACGTGCGCGTTGGCGCCCCCGACCTCATCCTCGGCAAGCGCTACCATGTGAACGATGATGTCCCGGCGATCGCCACCGGCAATCGCGCCGTCATCTTCGGCGACATGGGCGCGTACATCGTGCGCAAGGTGGGGCGCCCGCTGATCGGCACGGTGCGCGAGCGCTTCTGGCCGAAGATCGGCATGGCAGGCCTGATCCGTTTCGACGGCGAGCTCACCGACACTGCCGCGGTCAAGCACCTCAAGCTGGCCTGATCCAATCAGCCAAGAACCGGGCGGGGCGGCTGCTCCGCCCGGCTCTTTCCCGAGCTTCGGTCTGCCGAGGCTCCGGCAAGAGTGGGAGTGTACCATGAAATTGAAGATGAAGATCGGGCTCTCGGGCCCGGCGCTGTCGCTGTCGCCTGGCGACCCACACGAGACGGACGACATCGAGGGACAGCGCCTGATCGACGCCCGCTTCGCGGATCTGGCGGCGGAAGAGACATTGGAGCAGCGCATCGAGCGCTTGAAGGCGGAGCTGGCGGCCGCGCAGGCAGAGCTGCCGAAACCGGCAAAGCCGGCCAAGCAGTCGGCACAGGGCGCCTGACGCACCATGTGGTCGTCGGCCGTCACCGTCAGCGGGCCTGAAGCAGAACCTGTGCCGCTCGACGTGGCCAAGGAGTTCCTTCGGATCGATGCCGATGACGATACCCATGACACGACGCTCGAGATCACCATCGCAGGTGTGCGGGACGATGTAGAGCGGCTCACCGGTACGCGGCTGATCACGCAAGATGTCGTCGTCGCGGCGGATGACTTTTCAGACCTGCGCCACCTGCCGATCGGGCCGATCGAAGCGATTGCGAGCATCGTCTACGATGACGTGGAGGGCGCAGAGCAGACGATCGATCCGCAGCGTTACGAGCTGTTCGGAGGCGGGCTGCAGCACGGGATCCGGACCCGGGCCGGGCAGGGATGGCCACAAGACGTTCGCCGAGCAGCTGGCGCGATCCGGGTGACCGCCACCGTTGGCTACGGCCCGACCGAGCATGACATTCCGCAGGGGCTTTACTTGACGCTCCTGCGCGCAGTGAAGGCCGGGTTCGAAGGTCAGCCCTTCGCGCTCGAGCTGATGCTCAGCAACTACAGAATCTGGCTGTGACCCCGCTGCGGACCAGCGACCTGCGGTACCGGATCGTCATTCGCCGGCCGAGCCGCGCGTCGGACGGCAAGGGCGGATACACCACCAGCTGGGAGACGATCGCCGAGCCGATGGCAGAGGTTAAGGGCCAGGACGGCCGGGAATCGGTGATGGAGAAGGTGCTGGAAGGCATCTCGGTCTATCGGATTCGGATCCGCTGGCGCCGGGGCCTCGAGGTTTGCGCAAGTGACCAGGTGCGCCTGCCGAGTGGCCTGGAGCTCAACATCAAGGCACCTGCCGCTGATCCGGACGGCAAGCGGGAGCAGCTGCTGTTCATGGCCGAGACCGGCTCCGCGCGGAGGACCAGCTGATGGCGAGGGGCTTTGAGGAGGCGGGCAACCTGTTTGACCGGCTCGCTGCGGACGCGCGTGAGCGAGCGGGCTTCATGCTGTTTGAACTGTCGGGCGAGATCTCGGCGGCGCAGAAGGCGCAGCTTGGCGCCAAGACGAGCGGCACGGGCTACCTGAGCGGCGGCATTGAGGCCGAGGTTCTCCTGGAGAAGCTGCGGATGCGATCGGGCCTGCTGGCGCTGCAGCAGGGAAGGCGCAACAGCCGCTACTACGGCCGGTTCGTCGAACTCGGCCGACGAGCCCAGATCGTCCAGGTGATCCGCGGAACCGCCGCAAGTACGAAGTCCGCATCGAGCCGACGCAAGAGGGCAGCCGGGGTGACCCTGCGCAAACCTTACACGTTGCGCGTCAGGGCCATGGCCCCGCGCGAGTTCATCGCTCTTCCCGATGTCGAGCAGCGGGTCCTGCGCCGCACAGCGAATTTCTGGGCCGAGCTGCTGCCGGCCGACTGAGGACAGCGAGATGCTCGACTTAATGGATGCAGCCGTGACGGCTGTGTTTCGCAAGCTCAGCCAACGTGCGGAGCTGACCGCGCTGACGCCTGTCGCCGAGCACGTCACGCAGGACTCGCCTTGGCCGATGACGCGGATCGGCGGGGCCGAGAGCGTACCGATCGGCGGCAAAAGCGCGCAGCTGGAGGAGATCTCTGTCCAGGTGGATACGCTCTACCGGGGCGAGAGCCCGGCGGAGGCCCGGGCGATCATGCATCAGCAGCGTCTCGCGCTCGAGGGACAGGCAATCGAGCACCAGGGCGTTGAGTTCGACCGGCCGGAATGGGCCGGCGCCGTGATCGACGGACCGGCAAAAGATGGGCTCACCTACGTGGGCGTGCAGACTTTCATCATCAAAGCAGAGCCGGCCTGAAGGCCAGGAGGAGCAAGCATGGCATCCGAATTCGGCAAAGACTGGCGCGTAAAGGTCCAGCTCGAGGGCAACACCACCTACGCCACCATCGGCGGTGAAGGCAGCTTCGATATCAACCGAAGCTCCAAGGAGATCGACACGTCGAGCAAGGATGATGGGGAGTACGGAACCGCCGGTTTCGGCCGCCAGACCATCGCGATCCCGGTCAATGGGAAGCTGAAGCTGCCGGATCCCGGCCTGCAGCGGGTCGTCGGCGTCTCGAAGGCGGCGGTGAAGGAGGTCATCGTCCAAATCGTCAAGGTTGCGGGCGACGACGAGATCGTGAAGTTCCAGGGCCTGATGGCGGTGAGCAGCGTCTCGACCTCCCACCCGGATGACGAAGTCTGCACCTGGCGCACCGAGTTCAAATCGGCCGCGGCGCCGACCGTCGACGACATCGGGGCCACGGCGTAATGACCAACGCGAATGCTCATCGCGGTGAGCATGAGCTGGATCTGGGCGGGGTGACATACCTGCTCCGCCCCAGCTTCACCGCCATCTCCGCCATCGAGCAGAAGACCGAGCGCACCACGCTTGAACTGCTGCGCATGGGCAATGCCGGCGCGCTCCCACTGGCCACCGCCGGCGCTGTGGCCGCCGAGTTGATCCGGGCCGGCGCCGAGGACAAGGACGAGCTGACCAAACGCGTGTCGGCCTCCCGGATTGCCGAGTTGATCTACGAGGAGGGCGTGGGTCCGGTGGTGGCGCGGCTCACCCTGTGCCTGCTCGATGCGGCCACCGGGGGGCGCAACGCCAAGGGGGAAGCGAAGCCGGTAGCTCCGAACACGACGGGAGTGGACGCTACCGGCGCCTGATGGGCGTCGCGATGGACGCTTTCGGGTGGTCGGCCGCCCAGTTCTGGCAGGCCACCCCACATGAATTCTGGGCGATGATCGACGCCCGCCTCGAGGCCAATAAGAGCTTCGACTAGCGACAGGGAGGATGACGATGGCTGCACGCGGCGGCACGCGCTCGCTTGTCCTAGATATCTCGGCCGACGTCACCAAGCTCGCCTCCGGCAGCAAGGTCGCGCGCGCCGCGATGATGGAACTGCAGCAAAACGCCCAGAGCGTCGAGGCGGCTGTGCGGAAGTCGATGTCCGACCTCATGCCGGTCGAATCGGCGAGAGCGGCGGAGACCGAGCTCAACAAGATCTTCCGCTCGGTGCGAGCCAATGCTCAAGCGGTTCTCAGCGAGAGCGATCCCAAGGTCGCCCTGCAGTTGTTCGACGTCGGCGCGGCAGACGAGCAGGTCCGCGCCCTGACGGCACAGGCGGCCCTGTTGCGGCAGTACAGCCAGGCTGCGGAGGTCGCCTCGAACGAGGGTGGTGAGTTCGCAGCCAGGCAGCGGCAGATTGCGGTCGCGCTGCAGGTCGAAGCCACCCAGCTCGAAGCGCAGGCGCTGGCACTGGACGAGACTGCCAGCGCCTT